CTCGTAAATCCTGTCCGGCACGTGTGGCCGAACAATGGATGATAATTGCATCAATTTCCTTCATTTCTTCTCCTCCTTATTCTTTGTTATTGGGCCAATCTTTACCAAATTGACACGGAAAATGATAGCTATCAAAATGGCTGTTCCTAACCAATGCCAAGAATCTTGAAAAATAAACTCCAAAACTTCAATCATTTTGCACCTCCTTTTTGTAAGTAGTTCGTTAGATAAGGGATATTCTTTATAAACTCGACACTTAATACATAGTGCAAGAAAGCTACTACCTTATGGCCATTGCTAGAGTTGGGTAGAATTTCTTTGATATTCCTTAGAATGTTCACCCCATAGAAATAGAATACACTGTACGTAATAAATGAAACACATTGTAGCGCACCTTCCGGATTTCCTTTGTGTTCACCAATAAAGTAGATGCAGCTAACCAAGGCAAAGAAAATAGTTGCTTCTACGATACACCTCCAAGCCTTTTTAAAAGAAAAACTCTCATGATTGATAAGGAGTGCAGTAAGTAGCCCGCAAATGAAATTGAGGGCAAATACAGCAATAAGACTTTTGATCTCCCCAGAAATAGGATTGAGATAAGCAGCTATGCCGGTAACCAATCCAATAAGTAAGTTTTTGAAATAATCCATATCATTTTTATCTAAAATATTAATACTTTATTTTAATACCTCGCTACAATCATCAATAGCTGTCTGGAATACCTGTTTCACTTCCTCGGGAGTCAGCCCGTGATCCTCGTGTAGAGAAAAACCAGTCACCCCGTTTTTTGATATATTAAAGAATCCGACAACTGTTTCATCATTAGAAATTTCAGCTGTAACATCTTTTACCGCCTCAGTGCCGCGAGTTGACATCCTGTACTTGATCTTGATATCTGCAGTAACCTTTGATACTGCTGTACTGTTAGTTGCTTTAATATTCATTCTTTACCTCCTTTTTCTATTAAGTCATAAATCTGTCCATAAACGCCAGCGGTGAAAAACTCTGCACAAATCTCCTTTAGGAGAGTAGCATCGTCTGTTTCAATATCAAGCATACCTCGATTGTTAATAATCTGCTGCAGCATTTTATAAGCACGTAATTTTTTAGCCATATCCATACCTAGTTGAGCATTCATGCCGGTAGCATACAAGGCTTCTGAGATCATATCACGAAGAGATTTCTTCCTCTCCTTACCATCGACTAATTCAACTGCTTCCTGACCTTTGTGATCAAGTAAGTTCCGGTTTAAATTTACTTTCATAATTATACTTTCAAAATTAATATTGTGAACACTCTACAATCATTCCTTTTATAATGTGAATCTTCATGTTTTTAGAGGCAATACCATCTAATTGATTATTTTTAAGTCCATAAAGCCATGCATCAGATACGACTGAAACAGAATTTCCACTATTGTCTTGAGGAAAAAAGCCCCTGGCGGAAACATCACCTAATACAGTAACATTACCATCGAAAAAACCTGCGTAAACGTAGTTCGATGGATAAGTCGGATTTGTCTTTGATGAACCATATATCGCTGCACTACCACCTGCATTTGCTCCGATTGCTGCTACTCCAAAGCGCCCATCTGTGGCAGGATTAAAGGTCACATTAACAACGCCCTCTTTAGATGTTCCTGATCCTAATTTTAAGCTACGTGACGTCCCACCAAAATAATCGGAACGTGTCCAGATAAGACGCCCTTTTTCAATAGTAAATCCACCAACAAATCCAACCTCAGCATCAATTCGTCGTACTTTAATCAAGTCAGTATTAAGATAACCTCCTATGATAATAGTACTTCCGAGCTGCGCAGCTTCAACGGCATCTTTAAAAGCCAATCCGCCTAAACCGTCTCTGTCTACTTTAGAATTAATCACTGTCTGCAGATCACTATGAAGCGCAGTAATAGTAATAGCACCTTCCAGATTGATCTTAGATGAATGGATTGTTGTTGCTCCGCCCGCCTGGTTGATATAAGATATAAGCGTATTACCATTTTCCAGCTCCTTAGAAGCGTATATCTTGTTACCGTCTGCCGTGGTAATCCATCCGGCTGTATCAATACGTTGTGTAATGCTATCTACACGTGTTACTTGTGCAGATATTCTATCGCTCAGTATATCTAATTCTGCCTTGTTATCGTCGGCGAACTGTTTGAGCGCATCCTGTATTGATTGATTAGCTGCTTCGACGGCTGTATTGAAACTGGCTAAAGTTGAGTTAAAGAGAGCGAATTTATCATCAACGTTTTTTTTCTCCGCAGTAGTGGTCTGCCCGTCAGCAATAGCAACGTTGATTGCTGCGAGGAGATTGTCGATAGCCCCAAAGAGAGAGATTTTAGCATTGAGTAGGTTAGTCTTAGCAACACCAACCAAGTATGTATTTACATATAGCTTATTATATGTAGCTTCTACAGAGGCTTTCGTGTTCTTGACTGTATTGATATATTTCTCAATAGCTTTAGCTTCTGCTTCTGATATAATACCGTCGGCAAACGCACCGTCTACATATTCATGTAAATCACTAACATCACCGTTTACTTTTTCAGCGGCTTTTGTCGCATCTGCCGCATCCTGTAACGCTTCCAGTGCTTTTTTCATAGCATCATCGGCGAAAGACTTTAACTTGTCTTGTATGGACTTATTAGCTTCTTCGACAGCAGTATTAAAGTCAGCATAAGCATTGTTGAAGCTTGCAAACTGTGTATCAACAGCCTGTTTTTCGTCTGGAGTAGTAAGCTTGTCTGCAATGGCGGTATTTATTGCATTTATCAATCTTTCTATGGAGCCCATCAGCGTAACCTTTGCATTAAGCAGGTTTGTTTTTGCGACTCCGGTTAAGTATGTATTTACATACAGCTTGTTGTATGTCGCTTCTACAGCTGCTTTTGCATTGTTAACTGTGTTGATGTACTTTTCGATAGCACTAGCTTCCGCCTCGGATATTACACCGTCAGCAAATGCACCATCTACATAATTATTTAGATTGGATACTGCATTGTTTGCTTCGCTAGCACTCTTGGCTGCCGCATTGGCTGCTTCCATAGCAGCAGTGGCCTCTCTTAGTGCTTCTTCTGAATAACCTTTCAAGGCATCGTGTATCGCTTTATTTGCTGTTTCTACGGCAGCGGTGAAGTCGGCATACGCAGAATTAAACAGGACATACTTATCATCAACGTCTTTCTTTTCTGCTACGGTTGTCTGCCCGTCGGCAATGGCGGTATTGATAGATTTGATAAGGTTCTCAATGCTTCCCATCAGCGTAACCTTTGCATTGAGCAACCCGGTTTTGGCCGTTCCTGAGAGATAAGGATTTACATACAGTTTATTGTATGTCGCTTCTACAGCTGCTTTCGCATTGTTTACTGTGTTGATATACTTTTCGATAGCTTTAGCTTCCGCCTCAGTGATAATGCCGTCAGCAAATGCACCGTCGATATAGTCATGCAGACCTCCCACAGCATCGTTTGCATCAGCTGCAGACTTCTGAATAGAATCGATCAGATCGCTTACTTCAAGCCATTCTTCCAAATTCTCTAATCCGGAGGAGCCTGCTTTAATTTGGATATTTCCACCTATTTCTCCTTTAACCAGGTCGAAGTATGTCTTTCCGTCCGGTGAGATGATTCGTTCAGTTGTTACGCGGCCCGGCAGAATTTCAGTGAATCCATACAACTCAACGAAGCTGCGTTCACCTTCATACTCACTGTTTAGGATACCAGTTAGTAAGTGATAATATCCTGCTATCTGTTCTATTTTGATAGCTGTTTCACTGAGAAGGAATGTGCCGGTCTGATTCTCCTTGCTGCATACAGCATACAGATAATATTTCTTCTCTGGGGCAATGAGCGCCGGAGAATTATATTCAGCCATATCCCAAAATTTGTATTCGCTAGCTTTGTGTTCAGACGACACAGTTTTTATCCCTAGCGTCATATGTTGGATAATGCCGGCAGGCGAATGTAGAACTTTAGTACTGATATTGTAAGTAATGTTATGCGATACTTGTACCGGGACTGCTTTTGATCTGACAAAGCGGAACTGCAAACTTTCATCACCTACGAGTAACTGCATCGTCTGTATAGTGATGGGATTTATTGAACCGGAGAAGTTCAATAAAGCATCTTCAAGCATGGACATAGTTTCTTTTGCATCACGAAAACGGCGTTTGGTAAATCGCAAAGAATCTTTATACTTGATATCTACGTCTACTTCATTTGTCTCGATCTTATCTAATTCGCTGGTTACGGAAGTACCAACTGGATCATTTGATAATTCTATTTCCGGAGAATAAGGGTTGTTCACATAACGTTTAATTCCTATCATGCGAATAAGTGAACCTTTTGGATGAAACTGGGTATCGGAGAAGTTTACATAACCACCCAGCACAATCTTGCCGCCTATTTCTAACCAACGCTTCTTTGCCCAGATACCGTCCAATGTCCCGGTAAATACGAATGATTTATCTTCATGCTCAAAGAGGTATTTAGCAGCTTCCTTAAACACTTCCCAGCTAGCGCCTGTCTGCTCTTCATCATTACAGATATATGAGTACGGTAGCTGGATACCAAATACTGCGTAGGTATCGCCAGTCTTAGGATGCCAGACATCAGGTTCCGGCATAGTGATACCGTCGATTTCCTGTGGAACTATTTCAAAACGTCTACCTGCTTTCTCTATTTCTCCATCCTCTTTAAGAATGGGCTCATGGATATACTTGACTTCAAACTCTTTGCCTGTCAGTATACCTGTTTGGAAGATAACGGTCATAGTTTCTCCGGCTATCAAACATTTCTTAAAATCAAGATCGTTAGGTATATCGCTATCTACAAAATCATAGAAGTTATTCTCCTTATTAACCTCAATAACAGAGCTAACAGTACCAACGCGAGAAGGATAGATTGCAGTGCAGTCTAGACTATCCTCTTTACCTGTAACTAGGCTTTTATCAGCACGCATGACGCTGATTCCATCCGCATCTGTTATGTACGTCCTGCCTTCATAAACAAGAGTCTTAGCCTTTGGAAGTAATAGATATTTAGCTCCGTATGTCGAGTAATTGATATTTCGATCAGAAGTTTCTACGAGGACAATTTCGGGCGGTATATCTCCGGATTCCCGGCCAACCCCGACCTTGAAACCGTGTCCTTTACCATACGACAGTTTCAAAGGATTATTCTTGTTATATTCAACCTTACGAAGATGAACTGTTTTGTCAGTTATCTGCCATTCAGTTTCATACGTATCTGCAAGTTGATTAAGGGCATCAAGAATATATGTGTGATTATAGTTGATGACTTTATCCGTTCCTTCGATGCAGTCACCTATTTTCCAACCAATATCGCGACGATTTAGGTTCTCAACGAGTAGTCGCAGGTGTTCATGTGCTTTAGCTGTATATGCGAATTTGATACTATTATCTGCAATATGACGAACTTTCCACATCATAGCATCCGCTTTTGCCGTTTCAAGTATAAGCGTATATTCAAAGTTGCGCTCACCTTTCTTTTT